CTTTCATAAATATGTTTGACTCGACTAACGAAGCGTAAAACAATGTGGTTTCTGCATTTGTACTTAACCAAGTCGTACCGTCTTCTGCTCCTGCAGTAATGCTTGCAGGTCTGTAAAAATAACTAAGCTGCACAGAATAATCTTGATTTGGTGTTGGAGATATTACAAAATTATTGTTATCAAATAATGCGTAGTATTTAGGTTGACCCGTAACAGCGTCATCGTTTTGATATTCGCGGAGAAAACTAGGGTCTTTAAAATCCATAAAGGTAGTGCCCACCATTAAACTTGGATTGTAAAAATTAGAATAAGTGGACTGTCTTTCTGCCATGTATGGAAGCATTGTATTTTCGATATAATTTACCTTATCAGAGGTTAATCCCTCATTTTGAGCATCGCCATTATACTTATAAGCAATATATTGAGCCATACGCAAAGAATCATTTGGTGTTATAAGCCCATCGTTATTTCCATCTATATCACCTAAAGCTCTTCCAGATACGGCTTGAGGAGTCATAAACAACGCCACATCATCTGAAAACCCCGTAAAAGCTCTAATCATAGAAGTGGCTATATTGTATCCAACTGTACCTTCGTAATCGCCATACGGAAAAGGATTAGCCGTATAACTTAAAGAAAACGGCGCAAGAAAATCACTTGGCACGTTTAAGTACTTATTACCGCTTGCGAGGTTTGCCGTCTGGGTCTTGCGAAATAATTCTAGCTGCACGTTCTGTAGAATCTTTTCTTCAGCAAGCCGAATAAATGTAGGTAAATTATTAACAAATGTAGATTCACTGTTTTCAGTAAAATCTTGTATCGCCTGTTTTAATTGTGCATATGTAAACGCCATTTATGCCTCCACCGTAACTGGTCCTGCAGAAGCTATTTTACCACCACCGCGTAATGTTGCTGTGGCTGCGCTACCATCTACGTTAAACGTATATGTGTCTGCATTAACCTTTGTAATTGAATATCCTGCGGCCTTATCAATGTTTGTAGAAGTTATTCCTGCAAAACCAACTGTTTTTCTAAATCTAACTACATCATCTGTAGCGCGACCATGACCAGGTTCTGTCACTGTTATAACATTTGTTCCTACGGCTGAAGAAAATGGATTTAACTTTAGTAAAACTTCTACTTTTGGTTCTACCCTATCGGGTCTTGGATTCTTAATTGCTTGAGGATCTGCAGGAACATGTATCGGTTCAAGTTGAGGGTGTTTAGACTCAAACTCATCTTTTCCGACAAGAAGCCCATTCCACTCTTTTCTCATGTTTTTTAGGCGATAGCGAAAACCAGAACGATCTGATATGCCCCAAGCGTCTTTTCCTGATGCAAACCTAGACAATGCGATAATTCCTTAAACTTGGTGTTATTTGGAAAGATGCACGATCACGATCTTCGTCCATAGCTCTACGCAACTCTTCTTCATATGCCGCTTTTAATAATTGCACACGTTCGGGCGCACGTTTCATAGCAATATAGTAAGCTAAACCTGCTGCTAAACATGGGTAAAAACGAAAAGGTAAATCTACAGTATTTTGAGCATTATCTGCATCATCTAACCGAGTTAAACAGTTATAAACTATTACGTCTGTACTATTTTCAGGTTTAGGCCAGATTTTAAGGTTTGGAGTAATCTGTCTATCTAAGAAATATTGTGTAGGCCTTCCTGTTGTCTGCTTTGTAGGAATAGCTAAAAACTCATCTCTTCCGATTCTATCAAGCGTATAATCGACATTATCACGACGAATTGCAGCAGTAACTATGTCAATTACATCAGTTCCTAAATCATATTCACCATCACTTGCAACAACAGTTATAGTTCTTTGTTTAATTGTCCACTGGTTAAGGCCTCTGTTTGCCCAATCAGCAAACAATAAATTCATAGAACGTCTTGCTGTTTTTAAATCATAACCAGTACGAACTTCTAAACCGCATCTTTCAAAAGCTTCTTCAATATATTCAGCAACGTCTAATTCAAAATCTGTAGAGTTTGAAACCGTCATGATTCTACTTCCTTCTCCCAAGCGTAGCATTTCACAGAAATAACTGAAGCCATTGGGTAATTTCTTCTCATGGTTGGCATTCCGTTTTGCATTAAATCAGCAATACATTGCTCTTCTGAAGAGTGTGCAGGACCACCTATGGCAAAACAATAATTCTGCATACACATAAGAACAAATGCCGTCCACATTACATTACTTTTTTTTCCTCTTTTTCTTCATGGGAACACAACGGTCTTTACCATTTTTAGTCCCTGCGTACCGATAACCTTTCCAACACGCTTTTCCGTCAGCGCCTTTTTTCTTAGTGCTTTTGCGCTTTTTCCCAGTTGATGTTTGTCGTGCCATCTGAGTCCTTCCTATCGCCATAGCTAATATTTCTAACCTGTTTAATTAACGACTTTAACATTTCGTGATTTTGAGAAACCATAATGTTTGTGTGTCGTATTTCTGTTTCCATTATAGCAGTTCTTTTATTTAAATCTACTAATGTTGTAGATGTCCAAGTGGTCCATTCTTTAAAAACAAAACCAACGCTTCCAAAAACTCCTGCAACAATTAAAGCTAAAATAACCTTTTGATCCATTTTAGCATTTCCACCTTCTACGCGCAGCCTTGCCTCTTTCACCTTTCCATCCTCTTGATCTTGCACAAAAAGATTTTTTTCGAGCTTTATCTTTTTTTGTTTTTGGATTTGGCGCAGGTGCTTTGAGTTTAGAACCTGTAGCTCTGTTATATTTTCTTCGGCCTTTAGCAGTTAATCCACCCCCTCTTTTTACTGAGAGTTTTTCGCCCCTGCCAACCGAAACAGATACATTTTTCTTTTTTCTCTTTTTAGCAGCCATGCGCCTAATCCTTTAAGATAAAAACAGTGTCAATTCATTACTTGCGCCTGTAAAAGCACTAATATAAGCGCCGCTTGTCGCAAGAATGCCATCATCTGGAATGTTCAAGTGGTGAAGCCCTGTTGGAAACGTTTGTTCCAAAAGAGTTTCTCCTGAACCACTGCCATTTTTAATTGTAAACGCCCCTGCTGCTGCAGCGTAAATTACAACTTGACGTATTCGAGAACGTGCAGGGCCAACAATAGCCGCCGCATCGCCCTGGGCATGACTAAATGCCTTTACTGGACCTGCCATTAGCTATCTCCTTATACGCCTGCGTTTGCACCAGTATCTACACGAATCCAGTTTGAACCGTCTGAAAATACTAAGTTACCTGTACCATTTCCTGCTGTTTCTGAAGCTTTTAGGGCATCAGAGGCAAAGAAAACCATACCTGTGCTTGCAGATGCAGTTGGTAAATTTGCGAAGGTTGAAGTTCCTACAGTAACACCGTTGCTTGATACAACTGGTCCTGAAAAATTAGTAGCTGCCATGTTTTTCTCCTCTCGTGTCCGAGGTCAACTTCCACAGTTTGCAACGCTGTGGAATATGTGGGTTAAAGTTTAACACTTTTTATGATACACTAAAATCTACTCGTAGCCAACGGGAATGTTTTTTTGACACACATTATAATATTTTTTGCCTTATAAGGACAAAAATAAACAAAAAGAATACAGTAAGAAATACGGAGAAAAATACTATCTTCGTAATAAACAGGATATTATTGAAAAGAACAGGATAAACAGAAAAAAACACAGAGAAAAATGGCGTGAGTTTAAAAAAACTCTTTCTTGCGAAAAATGTGGATTAAGTCACCCTGCAACTATAGATTTTCATCACCCATTGAATAATGGGGAAACAAAGGTTAGTTTTTATGTTCAACAAAACCAATGGAAACGGGCCTATGAAGAGGTAACTAAATGCCAAATTCTTTGTGCTAACTGTCACAGAATATTACATTACGAAGAAAGATTTGAAAAATAAGAGGAGAATACCCATGTTAAGTAAAGAAGAGATTGAAAGCTTCGATCACTTTAAAATTGCAGATAAAATTTGCGAAAGAGCAAGAAGAGGACTGCCTAGCGATAGGTGGATGATAGGAGACAAAGAAATGTACGCAATGGTAAAAGCTTATATGGATCTAATAGATGCCATGAAAAACATACACGACGATATGGTGCAAAAAGGACTAGATTCTATGTCTGTAGGAGAAAAAAGAGAGCCACAAAAGTAGCTCTCTTCCTGTGGTAGTATGGAGTAAATCCACTATACCATAAATTTATGCACCTGGCGAACCAAATACGCAACGTGGATCTGAGAATCCGAATGAGTAACGCTCACGCGCTTTGTAGCGCATGTTACCTGTATCGAAGTCTGCTTCCATGCTTGTACGCATTGGAGAACGCTCAAAATGCTTAAATCCGTTTGGTGCGTCTGTCTTAATGAAGAACGCATCTGGATCTGTTAAGAAGTGGTTAACAGTGTAACCTTCTGGTAGCATACCCATGTTACGGATTGCGTTTACATCGTTATCGGCTGTTCCGACACGTAGTGTTGATTCCAACAAACGATCTGCAACAAATTGCAGTTGTGGTGGAATAATCAACTTAGTCCCGCGTAGCGCGATAATCATGTTTCGCTCGTCAACGAAAGTTGAGATGTCGATAAGAGCATTCTCAAGTGATGTTTCGTTGAGGTCAGCCGCTACAGTTGGCTCATTGCGGAAAGTTCCGCCGCCTGACAATGGATGAACTGCTGAACAAAGTTCAACACCATCGCCGCCTGTGAAGCTTGAATCGAAAGCATTGTTAAGAGTCGCAGCAGCTTTAACTTGCTTTGTGTGCGCCATTGAACGTGCTAATGCACGAGTGTAACGCTGACCAAGACGGTCATACAAGTTATCTTCTACTGCTTCCTCAGTTAGTGCGAATGCAAGCGCAACTGTCTCGTGAGAGTAACGAGCAGTATATGCTTCATTTGCTGTATCGAACTGAACTCCAGCACCTTCAGACTTTGTTGGGGCATTACCCAAACCTACGAGCATTACTTCCTCTTCAAATGCACGATCTGAAGATTCTGTGTCGTAAATTTCTGCATGTTGGTTCTCATAACGAGAATACTCCATGCCGAACAAAGCATTAAGGCCTGGCTCTAGTTCTTTTACGAGTTGTGAACGTGAAATAGCCATGAGTCACTTCTCTCCTTATGCCAGACCTGCAGTGCCGCCACTGAACAGGTGATTGTTAATTTTAACGATTACATTAGTATTCGCTGATGAAACATCGTTATTCTCAGGATCTTGAGAAATGTCGATTGCTTTTAACGGTAGAGTTGAAACAGTACTATCTGCTGTCCCTACCTCAAGCTCAATGCGAGACATACCTGATGTGGTATCTCCTGCGGTTGCAAGGATATCGTAGTTTCCTGCTAAGTCAGCCACTGGAAAAGTGTCGTCAGCCTGAATCTCGAAAGTTGCACTTGGGTCATCAATGACGTTTGCCATGATGTCATCTGCTGCAACACTACCTGGGTAGTATGCAGAAAATGTTGGCTTGCCTGTCGTAGGGTCTGTATATTCACACCCATTGAACACGCCCAAGATTAATCCAGTTCCGCCTGCTGCAACACGTTCGATACCGCCACCTGTAACCATAGCAACTAAGTCGCCTGTAAAGATAGCTGTACCGTAGTTGTTCGCAATTCGGTAACGGTTTTGCCGTTGTGAACTAGTACTTGAGCGAGAAGGACGAAGGCCAAAAGGGGCATCTACATTTGCCATTTTCTATTCTCCTTCAGAGTTTCTATTTTGTGAGCCAAAGCTCACGGATGATTTTCTTTGTGCTGCCATTTTAGGCATAGCAGCGTTATTTTCGCGCATCCAATCGCGGTCAACAGCTTCCATTTGGTTTTCTGTAACCCCTTGGTAGTGTTGATTACGTTGATCTGCCAGTTCTGTTGGAATACGGGCTAGGACAAGTCCGCCGACACCTATAATGCCTGCGTTACGCCCTTCATCTACAACTGGACCTGTATAATCTGGATACTCTTCTGCACGAACAAGTTCGTATCCTTCTTGTCGCCGCTTGTGGACGTTAGTTTTATCATCAAATTCCATCACGGATTCACGAATCCAACGATGTTTATATCCAAGAGGTGGTTCGGGAGCTTCTAACGCTGAACCTGGTCTCCAGACTTTACGCTCTTCGCGTTCGCGTGTCTGTGTTTCGCGTGGTGTGCGGTTAGCCATTAGTCTCTCCGATTCTCTAGTTTCGCAACTTGTTCTGCGTATTTTTCCAGGGGTACACCCAGTTTTTTAGCCAAGGCTACCTGACCTTTAGTCAGTTCGACTTGTTTTTTCCGTCCAGATTTAACCGTCCGCGAGGTGCTAGACGCGGGAGTAACAGACTGAACGTTCCTGTTATTCCCAAACTTGTGAGGCATTTCACGGCGCATGCGCTTATCAATTTCTGCATAATAAGCGTCTGAAGTAGGGTCAAAACCCTCTTCAGCGACAAGTGTTTCATGTATAACACGAGCAACATTTGTCATTACTTTATCGCCATTAGGACCAAACCAAGTATTTTTTTCCATCCAACTCTCTAATTTCTCATCTCTTTGTGGTTGAGGTTGAACGGGCGGCTGCTGAACTGGTTGTGATAATTGTTTTTGATTTCTTTGAGATTTAATCTTTTGAGACCGTAATCTTTCTTTTTCTATAGCAATTTGAGATATTGCTGCTTGAGCATCTGCTACTTTATCGTAGTCTTGTGCGTCCATAGCTTCTGCCAAAGCTCTTTTTGCTTGCACTTCTTGAGCAGTAATTCTTCCCTCATACTCAGAAACGTAACCTTTGTCTAAATTAGCTAAACGTTTTTTGTATTGATCATTTTCGCCCTGAAGATGTTGCACATATTGTACGGCTGCGGCGGCTTCCTCTTCCGCTTTTCGTCTTGCGGCAGTTAATTTGTTAATTCGCTTCTGTACATTATCGCTGTACTCTTCAAGCTCTTCTTCTTGATCCTGAACATTTGTTCGGGTTTCAACTTTTTCTTCGCTGTCGTTTTCTTCAACAACTTCGTAGTTAGAATCATCTTCTAACTCTACTGTTTCTACTTCTTCATTTTCTTGCATTTTAGCCTGCATAAACTTGTCCTCTAATTACCTTATACATAAGAAATGTCCTTCGGGTCAAGAATTGTTGCAATAATATTGTCATCATTTATAATTCTGACCTCTAAACCCTCAACTTTAAACCTATTTCCCGCATAACGTCCTATAAGAACCCAATCTTTTGCAGAACACCAAGGACCAGTTGGAAATTTTTGGGAGTCTTGGTAAGCATCTGGGCCTAAAGAAACGACATACGCTGCAACTGTTGCAAATGCTTCGCGGTCACGAACTGCATCTGGTACATAAACACCACCTTTTGTTTTTTCACTAGGGTAGTATGGAATAATTAACATACGATACCCAGTAGGTTGCGGCAATCTCTCTAATGCAGAAGGCTCTAATTCAGAGGGATCTTTTTCGTTTTTACTAGGCTCTTTGTCCTTACCAAATGCTGTTTGAATTGGTTTTGGGTTTGGAACGTATAATTTTTTAGTCATCTTCTAACTCAATATGTTTCATTGCTGTTCTGATTTCTTCTTCCATGAAAGTCAGACCTTTTATTTGACCTACTGCGTATCTGTATTCCTCAAAAGAACCTATATTCCCTGTACCTAATGACACCTGTATGTCATCACGGCGTTGCCGTAACTTCTTATAGAGGTGATCCGCTAGATGTAGTGCGTCCATGTCTTACTCCCACTAGGAATCTATATAATTTTTAACAAAACACAAGAACAAATAGTATTTTTTAAAAATTTTTTTGTTTGTTTATATTGACTTATACTGTTTCTTGTGGTAAACTGCAATTGTTCACAACAAAAAGGAAAAACTAAAATGCCTATTAATTATGATAAATATATTCCCCACTCAAAAATTCCAGAACACACTATTAAAGAAGTGGGGTACAAAGTAAGTTGGTATAATTTTAAAACTGAAGAAGATGCCAATAAAGCATCAGAAATTGCAAAGAATAATGCAGCGATTGATGCTTCTAATGGTTACGACTTTGGATACTTATGCCCAGGAACCATTGAGAAAGAAGAAGATGGCACCTTTACAGTGATCTTTCCTTAAAACACACCTTGAAACCTTTGAGGCCGCGCTATTTTACTGAACTTTTTTAGCGCGGCTTTTCTTTGCGGCGGGTTTCTTTTTTGCAACGGTCTTTTTAACAGCTTTGACTGTCTTTTCAACCCATGCTTCGTTCTCAGGGGTAGTTGGGTCATCTTTTACAAAATGTCCTTTATCATCTCTAGCGCGAACCATTTCTTTTTTTACAGGTTTTTGCATTTCTGATCTTCGTAAAAGTTTCTTTTCTTTTACGATCTTCATCATTTTTTCTCTAACACTACTTGTCATTGTGATTTCCTTTTTATGTCTGCGTTCATTGTGGCAATGTCACGTTGGGTTTGAATACGGTCTTGAGCAACGCGAGTTTTGTCATCTAGAGCCTCTTGCTGCAAACGAAGCCGTTCTTGCTCTAGCATATTGTCTGACATTTCTTTTTGCATTTCCATGTCTTGCTTCATTTGGAACTCATCAGCCTTGCGCTGAATATCTGCAGATTTAATCTGCAATTCTTGTTGTCTTATTGCTACCAATGGATCTTCAGGTTGATCTACAGGCTCTACTGTTTTCGCATACTCCTCAATCAAGTCAGCAGCAATCATTGCAGCTTGATTTTGTATTGCAGGTTGTAGCATTTGTGCAGATTCTGGGTCTTGCTGAACTTCTGGACCTGCTTGCTCCATAACTATTTGTTGTGCTTGTTGTTCAGCAAGCAATCCTATGTGATCCATTATGTGACCTTGCAATGCAGACATTGCAGCAGGGTTTGTTTGCACCACTGGCGTAGACATAACAGCCAAATGAGCTTCCATATGAGCTTTGTGGTCTTGTTCTGGAAAAGCTTGCAAAGGTGCAGCCATAAGAGCGTTTTGATTCTCTTTCGCAGGGTTTACTGGCATTGGTTTGGGGGGTGGTGGTAGAATGCCGTCAATATTTGTAACGCCTAACGCTTCGTACATTTTACGATAAGCAGCGTACAATCCTTGCGGACCGCCGTGGACTTGCGGATTTGACTGCACCATTTGCAACTCAGTCTGTGCCAAAGCAATTCTTTGCGA